CAAGCTTGTCCTCTGCTTCAATAAACCCTCGCTTATTGCCACCCTTTTTCACCAGCTTCTCTTCAAAAACAAAGGAGTTGTATGCAACACTGAAAATCAATGGGTTGTCCTTCCACAAAGGCACGCTTTCTGCTCCATCCTTTGTCCTCCGATGTATTTTCAAAAACTCAAATGGATGGTATGTCTTTCCCATAACCATAATGGAATAGCTTTTCAGAATCGGGTCATAGTTTTTCAGTACCGAAACCTTCTCTTCCTCCACATAATGCAGCCCTTCATACTCGCCTATGCCATTCTTCCGGATGTACGCATACGCACCCTTGCCCAAATAGTAATCCTCCAGCATAGCGCGCCAGAATTCATCCGCATTTAGGGTATCCCCTGTTTCCTTGTTCAGCATCCGCAATCTGGCATCTTCTGTGATTTCCTCTACTTTGCCGTCTACCTTTCGGTACAGCTTAATCGGAAGGCGGCAGACTGTTCCGGCAATCTTCTCCAAGCACGCTCTCACGGCCGGAATCTGCATTAAAATTGTCTTATCCACATTCGTCCCATTAAACAGTGCTGTCAGAAGGCTATCCGAAGCCCCGGCTTCTATCTCTGTGTCTGCACGTTCCTCCACCTTTCTTCTTTTCCAAAGCTTTTCAAAGAATCCCATGTTTTCCCTCCTCTCTTAAATCACCTGTGCACCCCAGCTCTCGCCTGCCAAAATCACGCCCTGGTCAAGCAGATAAATCGCATTGATAAGTGCTACTACTGCATCCACCTTTCCGGCGGACTTCTTTTTGTTTACGTATTTATTCAGATTGGTATCCTCTGTGCATCTGGCATTTTGGAAGTTGATTTCCAAAAGCTTGTTTGGCTCATAGCAGAAATTTTTATTCAAAATATATTCCTTCAAAAGCTTCGTCGGACGATGCAAAATCTTTGAGTGCTGCATGATTTCAACACATTCCAGAGGTGTATCCTCATCCCCCTCCAGCTTCTGAACCGTACTGATGGCGTTATACTTGTCATAGCCGACCTGCTCAATAATCACGCCGTATTCTTTCTGCAAGCCTAAAATGAACCGTTCTACAAATCCATAATCAATGACCTCATCGCCGCAGGCAAAGCAGCAGCCTTCCCGTTCCAGCTTCTGATAATCCACTTTTTCCTTCGCACTCTTAATCTCACGCCTTCCTTCCGGCAGAAATCCCCATACCTTGGCATAGATTTTATCATTATCGTATGACACCATAGCAACCGCCGTATTATCCTCT